ACTCTTTTCTGTCGGGATTACTGGATTTTTTAGTCATAAGCAAATTTTGTAACGCTCTGCTAATCAATAGGGCATTATTAGTAATGATGTAATTATTCACCGACATTAAACCGAATACGGCAAGGTTATATGTCTGTGTAAGTCAGGGAGCTTGAATGTGTCACAAACAAAATTTATCATGAAAGCAACCGTACTTTTACGGTGTTATCTCCTAGCAATTCACGGAGGTAGGTTGACCAAACATCTTTTATTCCCTGTATGATTTCTTTATCGTCATTGAGCTCGCATCCGATGCAGATTTTCTTATTGTTGTAAAGTAATAATTCCCTTTTCTCCCAGTCGTTAATGCATATACGATAACCTTTTCTCCCAATGTATTGTTTGTGGATTTTATAATCCTCCGATATATGTCGGATGGTCCAACGATTGGTGTCTTTGTGGAAAACTAGAATAACAGCCTGTCTAGCTTTAGACCAATTCACGTTATCATGCTCCTGGTCAATATATAGCCGTCCATCTTGGTATATGCCAATAAGAAATACGTTAGGAAAGTTAGGTGTATGTATACCTTCAATATCAAAGCCTAGAAATTGCAGCACTTCCCTTACGTGTTCAAGCATCTTGCCATCTTTGCTTTCACCAGTTATTCTCATTCTTTTCATACTAATTTTGGTTTTCTTCCTCTTCGTTTTCTTCTTGTGGTTCTGTGGAAACCATGGATACCAGCTGCGCCATAACCTCGTCTCGTTGCTGATAATTCTTAACAAGAGATTTACATAGCATCATTAGGTCACGGTTCTTGTACTCCGCAGGAGACAAATTCTCACTAACGAAGTATGTCAAGGGAACGTTGAATATTTTTGACAGCTCGCGAAGGACGCTAGTATTCAGGTCTTCCTTCGCAAGCATATCGTAGACAGCTTGCTTTGTTTTACCCAATCTTTTCCCTAACTTAGTAGCGTCAAGATTTTCTTTATCCATTAAATATTTGATTTTTAGGCCAATATGTAACATAGTTAACTTTTCGTTTAAAATAAAACAAGTTTTTCTTGCTTATAAGTCAAGATTATCTTAACTTTGCATTATAAAATTAATAATACAAAGTAATATATACAAGCAATGGGAGAAAAAAGTAACAATTTCGTCACGTACTATAAGAATCAGGACATGATGAAAAAGAAGGCGATAAGAGAAGCCTTCTTAGAAAAGACGTCGCTAAGTTATCCTGCGTGGTATTCTAAAATTGCGCGTAGGAAATTTTCGGTATTGGAGATCGATGTTCTTGTAAAAATCTGCGGAACAGTGTTTTAGTAAAAACATCGATGAAAACCTTACCTCCAAGAGAATGCCAAGCGTGCAGCCATGTCCGCCATTGTATAAACGGATTATACTGCACGATGAAGAATACTTATGTACAATACGCTACAATTGAAGACTGCAAATCAAAATACCATAAAGATGAAAGTTAAAGATTTTGAAGAGGCCATCATTGGCCTTAATAGTAAGATTCGTATCGATGAAATGATAATAAACAAAAATTCGGTGCGTAAAGTGATTGCCCATACGGACATGATGATACTGATGTGGGACAGTTATGGCAGAGGGTTCTCCGCCTCCCGCGACAATGCGCCAAAAGAGTATTTGTCACTCGACGAAGATGGAAGGCTGAATATAAATGAGGCACTGCCCGTTTCAAGAGATTCTGCGTTCGACCTAAATTTTGAGTGATGTACGTAGACAGAGACACGCGCGGAAAGTATTCCATTATGGACCTGCGAGAAGGGGAACTGATGCTCATACATAAGGCCCTTTGTGCCTACGTCCAAGCGAATATGGGGAACATTAGCATATATAATGCTGGCCGCATACGAGATTTCGACCAACAGATAAAACGGATAAAGGATGGAAACGAAAAGAAGATGGACTTCCGAAGAAGCTGCCTATGTCCAAACAAACTTCGGAAAGAAGACGTTTGAGGATATGGCGAAAGAACTTGGCCGCACGCCCATGTCAGTGCGACAGTTCACCATCCGTAAAAGGATGACCGTCGGTCGTACCGTGAAACGCAACATTTTACAAGAACTACTGAAAACTGCATTCAAGCATCCGGACGATTTTCGTCCTAGCAAAACATTCTACAAGGAAACTGGCATTGGACAGAAGCGGTTCTGGGCCCTCTATTACGGGCATAAGGCCGTAACACAAAAAGAATACTATGCTGTGGCGGACTACTTGGGCGTAACATGTGAAGAAGCCTTCGCATCGAGGCAGCTCAATCTGTTTGAGGAGGAGAATCCATGATAGACAAACTATTTATTGACAAAGTCAAATCGGCATTGAATATCGTAAATGTAGTGGAATCGTTTACGAATTTGCAAAAAGCTGGCATCAATTATAAGGGCATCTGCCCATTCCACAACGACAGCCATCCGTCAATGGTAGTCAGTCCTGTAAAGCAGACATGTCACTGTTTCGTGTGTGGTGCAGGCGGGGATGTAATTGAATTTGTAAAGCAGCACTTAAACCTAACCTTCCCCGAGGCCCTACGCTGGTGTGCGAATCTCGCGAACATCGAGTTTCCCAAAAAAGAAATGACCACAGAAGAGGAGCAGCGTTACCGCCTTCGTGAATCCAACTTCATCGCAATAGAGGCGGCAGCCAACTTCTATCGTGATCATCTGTCGTATGCTTCCGACTTCCTTTCAAAACGAGGCTACAAGCCCACGGATAAGGCTATTGCAGATTATGGTGTTGGTTATGCCCCAAAGGGAAATGTGGCCATGAAACAACTAACCTCTGCAGGCTATTCTGCCGCTCGTCTGAAAGACGTGGGTGTCATCGCTACATCGGCCGAAGGCTATGATTACGATTTCTTCAACGACCGTTTGGTTTTCCCATTCTATGATCTGCAGGGCCACATCGTGGGCTTTTCAGGTAGGATGGTGACACCGCGTGAGAATACGGGTAAATATATAAACACGGGCGAAACGGCCTTATTCACAAAGGGTAAGCACCTCTTCGGATTGTACCAAGCACGCAAGGCCATTGGCAAGAAAGGTTTTGTATATTTGGTTGAAGGTCAGTTTGACGTGCTATCGCTCCACGCCTCGGGCGTAGAGAATGTCATTGCGGGCAGTGGCACGGCTTTCACCGACGAGCAAGTGAGGCTGATAACGCGCTTCACCCAGCAGGTGGTTATGGTATACGATGCCGACCCAGCAGGCATTAAGGCTGCGCTCAAGAACTGTGAGCTGCTGCTTAAGGCTGGTGTTAACGTCAAGGGCGTCCGCTTGCCTAAAGGAAAAGACCCGGACGATTTCGCTCGCGAGAACAAGGCGCAAACTGAAAAGCTGTTGAAAGACAAGACGGAAACTTTTCCAAAACTGTTTAAAAAACTGCTGCTTCAGCGGGGCGAGAATGCTCCTGACGTGATAAATGATGTGCTAAATGACATTGCATCGTTGGTGGCCAACGTGCAGGATGCTACCCTGAGAATGGGTTATATGAAAGAGCTGGCCAAGGATTTCGAAATGAAGCTCGACCTTGTCGACCGCAAGGTGCGCGATTTACGACGGAATATTGCCGACGTGGCTGAGAAGGCTGTGATGCAGCCAGGCTTGTTTGGCATGGACATGCTGATGGAGAATGTGGAAAAAGATAAGCCTGCCTTGCTCACTTCCATATTCCAGAACTTCCTTGACAAGTACGGAGACGAACCTATTATCTATGTCTCCGGCGTACCCACGCAAACTGACATTCAAGAGTTGCGCAAGGTATACGGCTACTTCGTGGCAGATGCGGAGGGTTGCACGATTAAAGATAACGGTGAAGAGGGAATTTATCTACGTGCACTCCGCGAGATATATTGTGGTGGTGTAACCAACTTATCCCTATCGAGAGGCGAGTTCAACGAGCCTTTCATCAATTTCTACATTAGACTTCACGGGACGTTCCTGGACGGTTTTCTTGGTGATAAGGTACCGGTTATTGCCCGATGCATCGAGTTGACAAGTTACGCAGAAGAATCGGTCGTTACGATCAACAAAAATTCTTATTGCGCCCAGTTGGGCATAACGAAAGGCCAATTTGACGAGATTAGGAAACCGTTCGCAGCCAAGCGAAAGGCCACAATTGCCATCAACATGCAAGGCGATAGCCTTGGCACTGACGATTTCGACCCAGACAATCTTCCAAAATATGTGGAAGACAGCGAGGAATATTCCAGCATGTTTCGCGAATGCAAGTATTTCCCTCGATTGAACAAGAAGGGTGAACCCGTATGTTACATGTTCCAAAATAAGAACGGTAGCGGATTTACGCAAGTAGGTGACTTCTTCATGACACCACTGTTGCACATATACAGCGACGACTACGAGCAGAACAAACGAGTGTTACGCATCAACCGTAGGTATTATCCAACACCGCTGTATATCGAAGTTACTTCTAAGATGCTTTTAAAGAAATCATCAATAGAGGAGGTGTTAATTAACCTCGAGGCGGTGAACTTCACAAATGGCGAGGAGCAGCACTGGACGAAGATACGCGAGTACATGAGCCGGCATTTCGTGATGTGCTCCGAGGTTCAGGTCTACGGCAATCAGCAAGAGGAAGGCACTAGCCGAAAAACGGACGGAATGTTCTTTGCCTTCTCAAACGGTATATTTCACTTGGTGGATGACAAGCCCACGTTTAGTCCGATAGACGAACTAGGTGTTGTGGCGCACAATAAGAAAAACTATTACCTCCCTGCCTTTTCCACCATCTACGCGGGTAGTGGACGTCAATCGGATAAGTATGAACTCATTTCTCAGCTTGTATACAAGGAAGTGCCCTTTGATAAAAGAGTTTCATTTGAAAAATGGGCTGACCTAATGAATCAAGTATACAAGATTAATGATAATGGTAAGTGGGCCACACTGTATGCGATTATGTGCGCCTTCCGCAGCAATATCCACTGCATCGACAGGTTGTTTACCGCCCCGTTCTTCATGGGACCGATGTCGTCAGGAAAGACGCAGATAGGCATATCCATACGCTCGTTGTTCATATCGCCAACAGTGCCGATATTCAACCTTAATACAGGTACGGACGCAGCCATGTCCACCATCATGGGAACGTTTCGCGACGTGCCAGTGGTGCTGGACGAATATAACAACAAGGACATCTCCAACGTGAAGTTCCAGGCTTTGAAAGGTATCGTGTACGATGGCGACGGAAAACAGAAACGCCGGGGCGTATCAGGCAGGGAAATAGAGAACGACAAAGTGTACGCACCAGTGGTAATCTGCGGCCAAGAAACGCCACAACGCGACGATAACGCCTTGATGAGCCGCGTCATAATCTGCGAGGTGCCGAAGCCGAAGAACCGCACGCCGGAAGAAACAAGACTGTTCGAGGAACTCAAGCGCATCGAGGACCCCAACAAGGTGGGCTTGTCTAACGTGTTGCTCGACATACTGGCACTGCGCCCTCAGGTGATGGACCACTTCCGCCAGTTGAAACAAGAGGCTTACGAGGAACTGAAGCAGGATGTGGTAAACTCGGGTGAGCGCGACCGTCTTATGAAGACTGTTAGTCTTTTTCTCGGCATGCTTAAACTTATCGAGCGACATACCGACCTGATGCTGCCTTTCACTTACGAAGAATTCTTCAAAATTGCTCAAGATAAGATTGAGTTCCAGCTGTCGCTCATCCGCAGCACGGACAAACTGGCCATCTTCTTCAATGCCATGGATGTAATGATAGATACAAAGGCCGTTGTAGAAGGCCGCGACTTCCGCATCGAGCAGCCCACGAAGGTAACCGGCACAGACGCACAGGGCAACAAGAGGACATTCACGTTCGAACCCGACACCCAGGTGATGTTTATCCGTCTCTCGGCCATCTTCAGTTATTTCGAAAAGGCAGGCATGAACACCGAGAATACCACGCTTTCCACGCTCGAACAGAACCTTCGCTCACATCCATCGTATATAGGTACGGTTTCGTCGCATAGGTTTGAGTGGAAAGAAACTATCGAGGTGGCGCGTAACGATGCAGAGGAAACCATGGTGAAGCTGCGCAAATCTAAATCGAAGATGACAAGTGCCATTATTGTTAATTACGACCTTTTCAAGATGATGTACAACCTGGATTTTCGTCGCGACCCTACATTCACGGAAACCACTGCTGCACCCCAAGAGGAAGACGACAGTAACAAACCATTCTAATTATTTTGACCATCACACTGCAAGCAAGGATAGCCCCTTTGGGAGCTATCCTTTTTCTATGGCACTACAACGTTGGGTAAGCATTCTTCTAGCGTTGGGTAAACATTCTTCTAGCGTTGGGTAAGCATATCATTATAAATATATCTATTTATCATAATAGAGAAAAAGAGTATACCTCCCCAATCTACATACAAAGTTATAAAATCGCCTTGCCATTTCTGCAGGAAGAACAAACATCGCACCAGTTTCCAATTTTACTCC